CTCCGGTCGGATCAGGTTCTGCGCCACTTCGATGAGCTTTTCCATCATCTTTTCGTCGCGGTCGTACAGTGCCTCGCAATACAGCTTGATCGCCTGCTTGAAGCGCGCCGGCACGACATCGGCTTCTTCGCCCGGGCTGGCGACGCGGTCGGCATAGCCAGCGCGGTAGACGATGCGCAGGTTGCCCGACAGGCTGCCGGAGAGCGGCACGACGCGCGGCCATTTGCCGTCCGCCTCGCGCAACTGGTAGGTTCCCGCGCCCAGCGTGGTCTCGGCGCCGAGGCTGTCCACGCTCTTGATCGAGGTGATGGCGAGCACCGGGGATTTGCGCAGCAGTATCCCACCATCCGCGGAGGCCATCGTAACGCCGGTATAGACGCCGCGCACGGTGTCGCTGTCCACGTTGGCAAACGGCGCCACAACATCACCTATATTGAGCCGCCAGGTCTGGTCGATCAGCGCGCGCCCGGTGAAATCCTCCGCCCACTCGCGCGCGGCCACGATCATTTCGTTGATCGTGGCGTCGTCCTCGGTGACCGAGGCAAAGCCGCGCAGGTGCACTTTCATCTCTCCAAGCGTCACGACCTCGATTTCCGGTTGCGTGACGCGCTCGAGGGTGAAGGGCGTCATCGCAGCCGCACCACGTCACGCGCGGCGGCGGCCGGCCGCTCCGCATCCTTGCCGCGCGCGCCTTCCTTGACCATCAGCTTCCAGTCTGCAGATGTCCCCGGCTTGTCCGTCGTCTTGCGCTGGCAGTGCCAAGCCGACCCACCCCAGGTGACGACGTCACCCTGGTCGAATTCGCCTTCGCGCCAGATCTCCCGGTAGATCATCACCGGCATGCGCCATGCGGATACGGTCTTCGCGCCGCCGGTAAGCATGCAGGCGACATCGATCACGCGCGGATCCTCTCCCTGGGTAACGACCACGCCTGCAATGCCTTCCCTGGCCACGCTCCAGCCGGCCGCCGCCAGGTCCCCATCCTTGACCGGATCGGTGCGCCGCTCGGCGCGAATCTCGCCGCCCATGTGCTTTGCATAGGTGCCGGCCGGGTAACTGCGCGCCTCATCGATGCCGGGCAGCACGCTCAGCTCGGCCGCATCGCGCCCGGGCGCGCCGTCCTTGCCGTCTTTCGGCAGCGCGACCTTGGCCACAGCCAAGTCCACCGCGTCGCGCACCATCAGCGCGACGGTGTCGGGATGGATGCTGGCGCCGTCTTTTCCGTCTTTGGCCGGTGGCAGCGCGGCCACGGCCAGATCCACTGCCTCGCGCACCCGCAGCTCCACGGGATCGGCATCGGCACCGTCGTCTTTCGGCCGCAGGGCCACGGCCTTGTCCACGGCCTCGCGCACCATCAGCGCGACGGTGTCGGGATGGATGCTGGCGCCGTCCTTGCCGTCTTTGGCTGGTGGCAGCGCGGCCACGGCCCGGGCAACCACCTCGCGCACCATCTCCGGGTCGGCACGGGAGTCGATGTGGATGCCGGCGCCCTGCTCGACATCTTTCGGCCGCGCGGCCACGGCCTTGTCCACCGCATCGCGTACCATCAGTGCGACGGTGTCGGGGTGGAGGCTGGCGCCGTCCTTGCCGGCCGGCCCCTGCTCGCCTTGGTCGCCCTTGATCGACTGGCCGGGCTCGCCCGGCGCTCCGGCCGGAATGGCCGTGATCCTGGCGTCCAGCGCGTCGATGCGCGTGGCGAAATGGGAGGCCAGTGCGGATACTTCCGTTGCAACGACGACACGCACCGCTTCGGCCATTCGCGGCATCTGTTGCGCCATCGCATCTAGGTCGAGTTTTTCCATACGCTCCTCATGCGACGATCATCAACAGCGCGGCCAGATTCTGCGCGCCACTTATCATGTGAGCGGAACCCGTCATCATCGCTCCGCTTCCAGCCAGACGTCCGGATGCCGTGTGATGCACGGCGTGCGGCTTCGGCATCGGCGCTTCGTAATAGCCGACGATGATATCGCTTGGCACCGGCTGATCGGCTGGCCGCGCCGCCCATCCGAGCATCTCGGCGCCAGGCCCGCGCAGCACCCCGCTGGCCGCGTGCGCGACCGGCGCAGCGACGCGCGCGGCGGACCCGGCGACTACCGCTCCCTGGCCGACCAGGACCCCGGTCGTGGCGTGCGGGATGTTGTGCTTCGCCGTGCCGGCAACAGTTGATCCGGCGCCGGCCAGGACCCCGGTCGTGGCATGCGGAATGTTGCGCTTCGCCGTGCCGGCAACAGTTGATCCGGCGCCGGCGAGCACTCCGGTGGCGGCATGGACCAGCGTTCTGGCTGCCGTCCCCGTGACCGCAGCGCCCGGCCCGGTCAATGCGCCGGTCGATGCGTGCGTGACCGGCCCCCCAATGCGCGCGGCTGTTCCCGTGACCGCCGCGCCAGGCCCGGTCAGCACCCCGCTCGTGGCGTGCGGGATGTTGTGCTGCGATGCGCCGGCTACCGCCGCGCCAGGCCCGGTCAGCACCCCGCTCGTGGCGTGCGGGATGTTGTGCTGCGATGCGCCGGCTACCGTCGCGCCCGGGCCGACCAGTACGCCGGTCGCCGCGTGTACCCGCGTGCGCGCCGCGCTGCCCGCAACGACAGCGCCCGGGCCGACCAGTGCGCCCGTCGCATCGTGGGTGGGCGGGCCGCTTGTTGCGCTGCCGACAAATACCCGGCTGCGAGCCATGCTAGGCCGTAGTCAGGATCGTGATCGCGTAGTCGGACCACTCCGGCGGAACGGTCTGGTCGCTGAAGATCACCGTCACTTTGTCTGCGTTCATTTCCGTGCCACTGAGCGCCACGTCCACGATTTTCCCGGCTGCAGGTGTCACCGTGGGCAAAGAGGCGAGGTTCGCCAGCGCGCCATTGTCCTTGCTGATCTTCACGTCACCCGCGGCGAGCGTTGGATTGGCAACAAACAATCCAGGGTTACCGTAGTCCTCAAGGCACACACCGAATTCGAAATCCTCTGCCTTGACCGGCGGGTTCCATGGCGCGGCCATCGTCAGCCTCCGAAAAGTTGATGGGACGCGTGCGGCGCCATGATCTTCCCCGGGCGCAGCGCCACGGTGACCGCCGCCCACGAATCGTTTGTGGTATCAGTCCCGCCTCCGGTGAAGGCCGCCAGGTCAAGCGCGCCAGTCGTCCAGGGCCTAAACCCGGCGCCGATCTGCGCATCATCGGTATCCGCAGTCGTCCCGGCACGAAAATCCACAAGCTCAGGTGCAGTGTAGGTGCCGCCCACTGCGCTTGCCGCACCACCGCAGGCGTACACCCAGGCACCCGCAGTCACTGGCGTGATCGCTCCCGGATTGGCAATTCTCGAACTCGCTGCCGATGCCGTGACCACCGCCACGTCCATCGGCGTCACTAGATCGACACCGCGGAACACGTGCACCGTCCAGTGTCCTGCATCGTTCGCATTGCCGCTTCCACCACCCACCGTTTCGGTCAACACGAACTGCGTCTCGGGCGTCGCCGGCATGAAGCGCCAGGCCACGCGCAGGTTGACATCGAAGGTGTCCGATACGGTCAATTCGGACCCGGCGAGTGTGTAGTCCACCGCGCTCGCATTGCGAATCGCCAGTGATCTATCGACCGTCGAGCCGACGCAGTAGCCGATGACGACCAGATCCTCGCGCGCGGGAACCGAGGCGAGACCGCCAGTCAACGCAAAATTTATCGTCTGCGGCGAAGTCGTCCCGGCAAACCCAGCTATCTGCCCGCCGACGTATGAAATCGTCATCGGTTATGCCGAGAGCGCCGTATAGGTGAGGCTGGAGCAACTCACGGTGTCACCCGAGGCGATCGTGAGTCCGTTGCTGAGGTTGATGTCCGAGGCACTGGCAGCTACGTCACAGTAAATCGCCAGCACAGCGCCGGTAGTCTGCAGCGATGCCTTCGAGACCGGCGAAGCGTTCCCCGCGCAATTCGTGTCGCTGGCGATTGCACCCGCAGTTGCCACGCCGGCCGATGAAGCGCCGAACGCCGGCGTCGCGCAGGTGAGCGTTGCCGCGATTGCGCCGGGCGCACCGATGGTGCCGCCGACGCGGAATACGAGTTTGCTGCCGGCTCCGTCGAGTTGATCGACGACGGCGTTGGTCGCGAGGTCGCGCGAGGCGACCGAATGGGTAACGGCCATGTTCAGGACTCCTTCGGTTGATTGCTCACGGCAGCGCCTTCCCCCACCATCGCATCTTGGGCGCCGTGCACGATGCGCTCATGCTCTTCCGGTGTGGTGCGGCCGACCAGTTCGAAGGTCTCGATCTTGCCGGTCGCTTTGCGCTTGATGTGGATCGTGGCGCGCAGTTCGCCGCCGTTGCCTTGTAGATCGCTCATTTGCTTACCTCGATTTTCGGTACACGGCGGGCTCCCGTGAGCCTGCCTTTTTCGTCGTACACCGGTTCCACCGGGCTCGCGAGTACGAAGGCAATCTCTTCCATGCTTTTCGCCACGCGCGCCTGCGCTTGCTCCGTGTGCAGCGCGGACGCCAGCACGGTCTCGAGCGTGGCATCCACACGCCGGGAGTTTTGGTCGGCGCTCGCCACCAGCGATGCGACGATGTCCGCCGTCGCCGTGGGCACTGTTTGCCTGGGCGCGGTTTTGCCCATGAGGTCGCGGATGAAGATATCGGCAATGTGCGCAGCGGCCACCGCATCGGCATTGTCATCATTCGCCGCGGCCTGCGTGTCCGGTGCGGCGGCTGGCGGCTTCGCCGCACCAGCGAACGGGTCGGCCAGTGCGTCGCGCTTGGCCAGCGCCTCGAGGGAGTAGTTCTGCTGCTGCAGGTAGGGATACTTTCCGCCGGGCACGGCGCCAAGGTTTCGTTTGGCGCGCGCTTCGTCGGGCGACATGATGGCCGCGCCTACCGCCTTGCCCAGCGCGTCGAGCTGCGCCGCGGTATCCATGCGCAACAGGTTTTCGATGTCGAATTCGGTGTAGTAGTTGGCCGGCAGGCCCAGGCCCTCGTCGAGCACCAGCTCGGCTTGCTCGACCAGCCCGTGCAGGCAGTCGTTGTAGTACATCTGCTGCAGCGCCTCGATGCTGGTGACGCCGGCCGGCATAGGGCCGCCGAGTTTGAACAACGGCATGTGAAAACAGCGCGCGACATCTTCGACCGTCCAGCGCAACTGCTCGATCAGTTGCGCCTCCTGCGCCGGGATGGTCATGGCCTCGTACTTGAGGCCATCGCCAAGGACCGCGGTGCGCCCGATGTTGCCACCGCTGAAATTCTCGTCCCAGTCCGTTTTCATGCGGGCCGCCGTCTCGCCGCTGATCACCCCTGGCGCGGTGAGCACGCCGGACGGGCGGCTCATGTTGTCGAAAAATTTGGTGCTGTTGCCCTGAATGCGCCGCCCTTGCGTGGCGGAAATTCCGGCGGCATAGAGCGGGGAAATGCCGATCAGCGGATGCCAGAGGCAATTCCAGCGATCGTGGATGATTTCGGAGGCCGGCACGGTGACGGTTTCCCGCACCCCGGACAGGTTGTCGACGGCCAGTTCGTAGTACACGTCGCCGTTTTCCGCGACCAGCGGTTTGACACGTTGCCAGTCCAGGATGTACAGCCCGATGACCATGCCGCGCGCGGCTTCGCGTACCTTGAGAACGCAGGTGTTGCCGCGCATCAGCTTCGACAGAAACCACTGCTCCCAGAATTGGATGCGGGTCTGAAATCCATTGGGCTTGCGCAGGACCCGCAGGAAGGGCGAGGTTTCCACCTCGGTGCAGATTTTGTTGGCGTCTTCCTCGACCAGCTTGACGCGCAGCTTGGAGATGTCAGCCGCGATCAACGTCAGCGGCGCGAAGACCCCGGAGAACGCGAGCACGTCCTGCGCGCTGTCGACTTCGATATTGCGCTGCCATGCGCCGCCCCACGATTCGCGGATCAGCCCCCACAAAGTGCCGGTCTGATGCACAGGGTTAAGCGCCTGCGCCTTGATGCGCGCAACTTCATAGCCGAACAGGCGCATCAGCGTGCCCGCCGCTTTCTGCCCTGCTCACCCGCCGGACCGCGAAGCAGGTAGCTCGGCAGGTCAAGCACGTTTTCGTGGTGCGGAGCAACTTCTGCGACGACCAGCTTCGCGTGCCCCAGCGCCACCATCACCTTGACGTATTTTTCGTCCACGTCGAACACCTCCCCTTTCGCCACGCCGCGCCCGTTGTACGTTTGCGCTTTCAGACTTTCCATGTCAGGCATCGCGGTCTCCGCAAAAAAAGGCCCGCCGCTTTCATTCGGCGGGCCTGGTAGTGCCCTTGCAAATCGAGGCTATCAGCCGCCCACGTAGGCGGCGTCCTTGATGTACGCGACCGCCGTGCTGCGCCGCTTGGCCCAGTTGATCCAGCGGATGCCCTTGATCGCCAGGGAGTTGGTCTGGTACATCGACACCATGCTGGTGGCGGTGATGGTTGCCGTGGAGGCATTAGTCGGGTTGTCCAGCATTTCGATCGACGCCTCGTTGCTGACCGAGATGACCATCTGGCCTTCATCGGCCAGCAGGATCTCGGGCGCGTTGAGCAGG